TGGTTCATCTCCTTGATAGCTTCCTCTACTTTCCCCATACGGGACTCCACAGCAGCGTCTCTTTCTCGTTGAGCAGCTAACTCCACCTCTATCTTTGTCAGGCGTTTATCACCGATGTCCATCCGTTCGATAATGCGTTTAATAATCCAACCGATAACCGCTAAAGATACAGCTAATACGGTGTTAAGAAGTCCAGAGAGGGAGTCGATCATTGTTGGTGTTTATCCGATTGCGGTCAGTCTAACATATTTACCTGTAAAAGAAACACCTGTGTACGAACCCGATGATAAAGATTGATAACTTTGACCTAATCTAATTTTTACAGTTGAACTAGTTATTTCTTGTATTTGAGCACCTAGCATATTACCTGAATTATCATCGGATTGATGTTCTAATACTGATCGTGCATTAGTGCCTGAAGAGTCATCAGCTACTTGAAAATAAAACACCAACTCATCAGTCGATCTACCGTGGCTAAATGTTAAAAGAACATTATTATCAACAGTCGTAGGAGACCCTTGATTGTCTTGATTTACCCACCCACTGTCGAACTTAGATACAGTCTGACTATCCACATACGCCTTAATGCTTTGTTGTGTAGCAAGTGCAGTAGCAGAGTTAGATGTCATAGCATCTTCGTCTTTTATCTCAACAGCAGTAGGAGCAGCAGTGCTTCCGCTAACATTTCCTAAAGCCCTAAGATTAGCTATAGAAGCCAAGCTAAGTGTACCACTAGTAGTAATAGGACCACCTGTAAGCCCTGTACCACTTCCTACAGAAGTTACTGTACCCGTACCACCTGATACTTCACTAAGCTTTGCTAGTCTTACACCACCAGCGGTTGACCCGTCGTGTACTCTGAGTGTGTCGTTAGTTGTATCTACAGTTACTTCACCTTCAGCACCTGTAAAGGTATTGTGCTCGGTTGCTGTACCTCTTCTAAGTTTTACTTGTATGTTTGGCATGGCTTATATTTTTATACGATTGATCCGAAGTCTAATGTAGTAGCAAGCTTATCAGAAGTCACTGCGTTGTTAGCTAACTGTAAAGTATCTACTCCTCCGTTTGCTATATTCAATGTAGCGTCTCCAGTAGTAGCTCCCCCACTCAACCCTGTACCCGCAACAACGGATGTAATATCTCCGCTACCACCACTAACAAGTGTACCACCTGCGGTAGAACCGTCGTGAACATAAACTTTCTTTTGGTCTGTCGTGTAGATTAACTCTCCGACTGCTCCGGTAAAGCTAGTGTTTTGGGAGTCTGTGCCTCTTCTGATTTGTACTGCGATGCTCATAATGTTTGTTTATACTATTTGTCCGTAAGAATAAGAAGCAGATACTGGATCAGTGGCTACACTTCCCCAATCGTACTGCGTTGGTATATCTGTTGCTACTTTATATCCCCGTTCGATAACAAGGATTTCTGAAAGATTAGGTGGAGGTGTTACGAATTGTATCTCATCTGCACCACCTGCGATTGTATAGTCGCTTGGGTCTTGTACCGCACCGTTGATAGAAACCAGCACAGCAGAAGAAGCTACACCATTTGTAGTAAAAGAAAGAGAGAATGTATCAGTCGTACCGTTACCTGTGAACTTGTTGAAGTCTGGAGTTATTCCTACACCCGTTGCGATGGCAGATGCAATACCGTCTACATAAGCTTTTGTGGTAGCGTCTCCTAAGTTTGTTGGAGTTCCTACATTTATTATGCGTTTGTTCTTAGCGTCCCAATTCGTACCACCTTGTTCTTCCTGCAACGACGCATCATTTAACTCACTGATCTCTTCGCTTAAGTAACGGTTGTGCAAGTACGCTCTATCTAGTTCACTCTCAGTAAGTACTGAACCGTTAACAAAGTCTACAAGGTTCGTGTTTGGTTGGCTCTTTCTTCTTACTCGGACGATCTGACCAGCTGTAGCACCGCTGTTTAAAACAACTTTAAGTGCGGGAGTAGTAACGATAGTAAAAGCAGAAGATAGCTGTGCAACTCCGTTGATCTCCACCGTAACATGTTCATCTTCAAGATACGGAAAGTTAAAAGCAAAGTCTGTTTGTCCGGCTGTTGCGGTGTAATCTACATAGGTGGTTGCCATGATAATATATTATTAACTATTGAGTTAGGAGTTCAAGCACTTAAAAGCCTACAACACCAGGTTCGGTGAATCTCTTTAGCTCTTTAGCTTTGATTCCAATGTTTTCGAGTTGTTTGTCTTTCCAGTCTTCACCGTCTATGTTAACAAAGTTTAACTTATTATCTTTAACTTTGTTCCAAGCAGTGTCCCTGTAAAGTCTAACTGTTGATTTTATAAAGTCAGCTTGAGTCTCGTCATCGTCTGTAGTTTTAACTAATGGTGCTTCTTTGTAAGCCTCAGTATCAAATACCCTAGCAAGCTCCTGTCTTAATGTTAAACCTCTAACTCTAGTCTTAGTTACCTCTTCCATCCAGTAATCGTACAATGTCTGCTTCGTGTCCTCATTGTAATACTGGCTAGTATTGATTTTATTTTTCATGTAACTTCTAGTAAAACCTACCGAGTCACGAAGACCTGCTATCTCTCTCATAACAGAATCGTCATCTATATCACTCCATGTAATCGGGCTAATAACACCCCACAAACCATCCATAGAGTAAACACGATTAACTTTCTCCCCTAATATATTTCTTCTATACTGCCCTGGGTTTATTCCTAAAGCTCTATCTTTTAATTTATTCTGCCATCCTATAGCTTGTCTTTGGAACTGGTCATTCATTGAGTTTAAATCTCTAAGGATAGATGGCGTAAAAGACGCTGGGAAACTTATCAACCAATCAGCTGCACTTTTATTTTTATTACTAGTTATCTCCAGAATATCATACAAGCCACGCACGAATGTTTTATTTGCCAAATTTTCAACCAAAGCACCGTGTAAAGCTGTAAGTATACTTTGATCTTCTTCAGTTAATTGAGTGAAGTTTTCCCCCATTAGTCCTCTGAAATGTACAAAATCAGCAGCTACAGATAACAAAGTAGACCAAGGTTCTAGCTTAGTATAACTTATTCTAGTGTCTCCTACCTTTATAGAGTTAGGTCTCCACCCAGCGTCTGTTAATCTGCTGCGTTGTTCGTCTGATAGAAAAGAGCCTGAACCCGTGATGTTACCTAATTTAGCTGCTGAAATAAAACCTAAAGCAGCTGTAGTTCCTAAGATAAAGTTGGACATAGCTTCCGCTTCCATCTCAACCGTTTTCAAATACAACTCTTCAGCATTAGCACTTAGAGAATTAAACACCTTAGTAGCGTTCTTAATGTCCTCAGGTCTTGCGTTCTCAGCATTTATTATAGCTTCCTGCATCTTCTTAGCTTCAATAGTTTTATTCAGTGCTCTGTGTGTCGGAGTCTTCTTCCTTAATATACGAGCATTAGAAAACTGGGATAAGAAAGGGAAGTGATCTATAGTGAACTGCATCACAGCCGTAGGTGTCTTTAAGAATGGAACCTGTGCTCTAGCTAATATTTTAAAGAAATTAGTATGAGAATCAGGTCCGCCTCTAGACCATTTAGCAAATGACTTAGCCATCTGAGAAAAAGCTTTATCCGCATAATCTGCTTGATAAACCAACGCTAATCCTAACTGTTCCGCTTGCTGGAATCTTTCATTTAAAGCCCAAGTTCTAACACCGTCTTTAACTTCGATAGCTTCACCCATGTATTCTTTAACAAACTTTTCTAGCCCGTCTTCAGCTAAATCTCCTCTAGCTTGAGCTACTATACCTGCTTGCATAGCTTCAGCCCGCAGTGCTCTTAGTGTACCTACTACTTTAAAACCTTCATCCATTATACCCATAGCCCTAAAACTAACAGAGAATAAAGGGTCTAATGATCGAGCTAATTGAGTTGAAGGTTCTCCGTCGATCATATCCATTAAGAACCTTCTTAGATTACTTTGGTTTTCTTTACTGTCCTGACCGAACTTATTTACCAGTTTTACTAACTTTTCTCTATCCCTAAATGGAAGCTTCAATGGCTCAGTCGATGCTTCTGCTGTCATATCGAATAAATCCTCTTCGTGTCTTCTTAATGAAGATTGCATCCAACTTGACTTACCTTTGTTTTTCCATGTTTCTTTTATGTGATGTAAGGCATCCTGAAAACCGCTAAAGTATTCCGATTGAGACCTCCATTCAGTCAGTGCGTAGTCCACTGCTTTCTTATGATCTAGCTGCAAAAACTGACTAGCTCTACCTCTGTAATAAGCTTGTATAGTTCTTGATATAGGTTGATATAACATTTGGAATACAGCCGTAGGAACACCAACCAACCAAGTCCTAGGACTAAATAACATAGTATTAGTTCTAAGTTTCTCAGCAGCTTTTAAACCTAACTCCCAAGTAGACGCAGTGCCTACATCAAACTCTTGTAATCCGGATAATTCTTTTAAAAGTTTGATAGCTAGTTCGTTGTCTGCTTTTTGAACTTTATCTTTTAGTACTTGCCTAGCTTCTTTTATCTGAGCCTTTACTACTTTAATGTCATCAGGAACTTCTTTAGGATCGCCTTGTTTTAGAAACGCACGAATATCTTCAATACTTTTGTCAGCTAAGTCTTCTAAATCTTTTACTTTATCTTTAAGTTTAAACTTTTGATACAACTCTCTAGATTTAAACCTAAGTATTATATCATTCTTTATTTCAGATATAGCGTTTGTAAGTTGAGTTCTTATCTGTGTTACTAAAGCCTCACGCTCAAACGGTCCAAGGTCTACTCTATCATTGATGCGTGTCATAACTTCATCAACTAATTCACGCTCCTTACCTTCTTTAACTGCTTGTTTTAAATTAGTGCCTATCTCTTTAAGTTCGGTCTTTATTATTTTATCCAACAGAGAAGAACGGTTAGGTAATAAATCAAAAAATCTTTTACCTGTCTCTCCTTCTAATAGTGCGTTAATTTCATCTAGAGCTTTAGCTTTATCCTCTGCTCTTATACCTTTTGTTTTTGTTATATCAGCTCTGAGTTTACGCAATGATTCTTCGTACTTCTCTGGGTTAGTAAATATATCCTGTACTTTAGCTAATGTATTATCAGCTTGTTTAGCCAAGACTTTATCGTTCTTTACAGCACCCGATATAACACTCTTAACATTATTAGAAAATAAATCTAATGCTGCTTTATCTTGCGGGTTACGAACTTTTAAGTTTCTTATAACACCGTCTGATATTCTTTGTTTATATTTACCCCAAATCGTATCTGTACTTTCCTCTCTTATTTTAGAAAAAGTATTATCGACGACATCACTAAACTTACCTCCTTTACGCAAAGTCTCTATAGACTCAACATCATCTTTAATGTCTCTAATAAATTGAGAGTCGGATGTTTTACCAGTTCGTATATCGTCGGTTAATTGTAGTAGTTTTTCTAAGTGGTATACTCGTTTAGCTACTTCAGGTTTATATGTAGCTGGTTTAGTGAAGTCCATTATCTCCCCTTTGAAAGCTACAAGAGACTTACCTGTTATATTACCCGCTTGTACATTAATATCGATTAACCTGCGATAACGTCTCAGGTCTGTCTCTAAGTTTAATACCTGGTCCTTGACTGTTGTAATGTCTCCTTTATCTAATAACTTAAACAAGTTAGTTATCTTAGGATTCATTTCAGAAGCTAAACTTTGGTTTATCCGAGCCATCTTATTAATCTGCTCAGGTAGCGACTTAGCTCGCATTATGTACTCTTCAATATCTAATTCAGGATTCTTAGGTTTAACAGGCTCCTTCTTAGGTGTTGGAGGCTCACCTGCTAATTTAGGTTCTTCTGGTTTAGATTTAGGTTTTACATCGGGCGTAACATCTTCAGATATTAAATCGTCTACAGTCTTACGAGGCTCTAATCTTTCATCTGTTATAGATACTTCAGAAGTGATGTCATTTTTTAAAGCGTCTTCTTCTTTAATCGCTTTATCTAATTCCTTCAAAGCTACAGTAGCGTCACCCTTTCCTTGAGAAGCCTTTACAACTTTCTTTAAAGCTCGCTGCTTCCTCCACCAAACACCCGCAGTTCTTTGTACCCAAGAGTAACCTAAGTTAATACCAGAACCTATAAACAAACCTTCGATAGCTCCTTGTGCTCTAGCTTTGATAGCTTCTTCGCCTTGCTTATCTTCGACATCTGTTGTTATATAATCCGCTACTGCACCCCGCAACGCACCTTCAGATGCTATCTTAGTTACCCTAACAGCCTTCTCGCCTCCTTTTTTTGTTTTAATTAACTTTGCTAAGTCTGAAGCAGCATCCCCTACCTTGGTCACTTTAGATACAACACCAGTAGTCTTAACAGCTAAACCTCCCGGTATCCAAAATGTACCTAAATAAGAACCTATGTCTGCTGTTATATCTTCAACCGCTGATTCAGGTTTATCAAACAAAGACCTCTCTATTGATTTACGAGTACCTGTGCCGAATATTTCACTAGTTGCTTTTACTAGATCATCGACAGCTCTTACAGGCATTCTAGCTAATGTACGACCAGTTGCTTTCGTAGCATTCCAACTCCAAGAAGTGAAGTTATCTAACCAATCCTGCGATGCTTCAGCTTCGTCTTCCGTTACTTCTATCTCCTCTTCAGGTGGTATATCTGATATTACAGGTTCCTGCTTGAAGATACTTTGGTATGAAGATGTCGGCTGCTCAACTTGAGGCGTCGCAGGTACTACTTGAGTTACAGGCTGTTCAACTTCCTCTTCGTCAAAAATAGATTTATAAGGAGCCATTTTATTACCTTACCTTGAACTGATCCCTTTGCATTCTCATAAAGTCTTGAATCGTATTAGGCTCAGGTGGTATTCCAAACTTTCTATTTAATAAATTTATAACAGGAAAATCCTCCATACTTCTCTCTTCTATTGGAATTTTTTCGTAGTTCTCAAATTCTTTTTCAAGAGCTTTATCATAAGAAGCTAATGTATTTAAGCTATCTACGAAAGGAGTTACTCTTGGGTCAAATCTAAATTCAACATCCGCAATCTTTTCATTTAAGTCAGGAGCATCCTCGAAGCGTTTATAACCATACCTCCTTCTTATATCATAAACAACTTCAGCGTATTTATTAGGTGCTTTATCCCCCAATTCTGTTATCAACTCGTTTGGTGTGCTCAATTTAGATTCGTACCTATCTGCTACATCTAAAGCCCTTAGTCTTTCATTAGCTACAGCACCCAACCTATCACCTGCGTATGTTCCTATATCTGTACCAAACCTAATTACAGGACCAGCCTCAACTACAGTAGGAGCGTACGGATAAGAAGGCATAGAAGGTGCAGTTGTAACAGTCCTTTTCATACGAGCTAAAGCCGTGTCTATAGCTTTTAGATCAGCTTCAGCCTCAACTATTTCTTCGATTAATTCTTCGCCTGTTTTTTGAGTAGGAATCATTACTGATCTTTTCTGATCTTGGTACTTCCTCTCTATGTCTTGTGATTGCTTCCAAGATTTTATTAAATCAGTTTTTATTTCCTTCTCAACTGTATTCATTAAAGACAACCGTTCATCTATATTGTCTGTTTGAAAACTAATATCTTTAGATTCCTCTTTAATTCTTTCTTGATACCTTTGTATATAATCACTTGAAAACTGATTAAACTTATTATCAATCAAGCCGGTACTTACACCTGGTAAAAACTTACCTGTCGATGGGTCTATATATAAAGATTTAAGTTCTGATTTAAGAGAATCTGTAAAAGTTTTCTCAGCTTTACTAGCTTGTTGATTAGCTGGTCCTTTTATATACCAAAACTGATCTGCTATCTCTTGTTCCTTTTGGTTTAATTTTTGGATAACCTCTGGGTCCTTGATGCCTAAAGTAGCTATTTCTGTACTAGCTTTATACCCAGGATTGTTATTAACCTTTGATTCAAACTCGTCTAATATTAAAGTCTCTTCCTCTTTAGATACAGATAGCAACTCAAGTTCTCTGCGAGCTTTAGCTACTGTTAAAAACTTACGAGACGCTGTACTGTAAGCTTCTGATTTTGAATCATTGGCGGTGTATCCAGAGAATAACAATCGTTGTAGTCTAGTGGTATCCTGTGACTGTATTAATTCTTTAGCTAATACTTGAGTTGAATTGTCTTCATCAGTAACAGGAGCGAAACCAGCATCCACTAAATTTTTTATAACAGATATCTCAGCTTGTTCATTGAATGCTGAGTCTTTAGTAACACCAGCTGTTATAGCTTGAGAAGATAAAGTCCATAATGACAGTATATCTTCAGCTACTTCATCTTTATCTTTCTCAATCTTATCTCTAGCTGCTTCTATTTTATCACGCATTTTAACAGCGTCTGAACGAATGTAAGCACCTTCTCTATTAATATTTCCAAGCCTACCGCCTTTGCCTGTAAGATCGATGTCTAATAAAGAATCTAGAATAAGCTCTGCTTTCTCAGGTTGCGGGTTATCACCCACTAATAGATTAGTTATATTAGGTTTAGCGAAACCATCCCAGTATAACTCAACAACACGAGACCTTGGTATACGACCATCCTCGGCTATCTCATCCATTTTATTTTTTATATCTAACTGAAGCTGTGCCCTATCATTAGGGTCTGTAGCTGTAAGCACACGGTCCCCAAAGTCTTGATTAGCTTCCTCAATAACTAAACTTTCGTTATATTCCTGAGTAGCTTTATCTCTTTTCTTAACAGCACTAGTGTAAAAGTTATTCTCAACTGAGTCAGCGTAGTCACCGAATCCCTGCATAGCGAATTGAGAACCGCCTAACTGATCTGTTATATTCTGTCTTTCTTGAGCTAATATATTCTCTATTATATCCTCATCACTGTCTAGGTTCTGAGTTACCTCTTCCATCCTAGCTTCTAAACTGCTAGCGTAAGTCTTTCTAGCGTACCTCTGACCGATGCGTCTACGAAATGCTCGTTGATAACCAACAAGTTGTGATCTAGGTAACAATCCTTGCTCTACTAACTTCTCTCCGGTTGCATCTAATCCTTCAATCGATTGCTCAAGATCAGCGGTAGCTGCTTCCATCTCACCACGCTCTAATCCTTTTTCGTACTGGAACTTCTGAACTTGTCCATATGCTTGCAGTGCTGGATTAACTTGACCTAAAGCATCCGCTAAATCCATCAACTTGTTACGACCAGCCTTCTGCATCTGAATGCCGTACTGACCTGCTCGTTGAATGGTAGGCTGAATACCAGGAGCAACATCCCCTAGTCCTTGTACTTGTACTCGTTCTCTAGCCATAATTAATAACCTGGTGTAGGTATACTATATTGATCAGTCTTCGGCATATATCTGAACACCTCGTCCGTATCATAAGTCGCTATCGTTGATGGTCTAGTATACTCAAAGAAAGGAGACTGCATCGATCTACTTCCTATAAAATTAGTAGAACCGTCACCACCCATTCGACTTTTAATATCTAATCCTGTACGGTACGCACCCATCGCTTGTTGAGCACCACTTAAAACAGCACCTAATACACTAGGTTTCTCTATTGGTTGTGACAATCCGATCATTCGTTGTTGTGTAGCAAACCCTGCTTGTTCAAGTCCTAATCCTGTACTTAACGCACCTAGCTCTTGCTGTCTAAGTATTGAAGCTCTGTATCCAGCTTCTTGTCTCATATAGTCATCCATCAACGCTTGTACAGATGCACCCGCTACTCCGGCTTCTCCAGCTGATACTCTAGCTCTAGCAAGTGCAGCTTGTGACTTACGACTGACTTGTTCAAGCTCCCGTCCAACAGCTTCTTGCTCTTGTGCTTGACGCATACGCATCGAGGTTTGTTCTTGTTGGAAACGCTGACGCTCTGCTGCTTGTGCTTGTTGTTGGTAAGCTTCTTGTTGTTTAGCTTGTTTTCTAGCCCCCGCATATTGCATTCCTGCTTGGAGACCTCCAACTACTGCCATTACTGCTGCCGGGTTACACATAACAATTACTTCCTCTCTAATATAAATGACAGATAGTTCTCGTACTGACAATCGTTAAACTCAGCACCTAACCACTCCAACCATCTAATACTCAGCTTGTTACTACGCATGACAAAGTTAGTTAAGTAATCAAAACCGTTCAGTAAGTCCTCCACCTTCTCAGCTGAGTGTTTCAAAAAGAACTTCTTTATCTTCGGTAATCTTCTAGTCCCTAATAACCAAGCACTTCCGATATTCGTACCGTTGATAGGAGCTACTCCAAAGGAGCAGTACAGATTGTTTTCCTCATCCCGTACACTGAAGCACTTGCTCGATGTAATATACGACATATACACAGCATCTCTAGGGTGACACATAAGACCGAGAATCTCTAACATATCTTCCTCCCGCAAATCGTCGTACAGATCGACTGGGTCCATATCTTTATGTGCTTCATCTATCCTAAGCTCCATAGCGTCTACTTCTCGGTATCATCATCGATTCAAATTCTGCTGCTAACAACTTGACTGGCAAGGCAGAACTGCTCTTTACTTCAATCGTTGCTTCGTTAGGTTGTGCTTGGACGGGGAATCTAAAGTGTCCGCTTTGTGGTACAAAAGTATTAAGTGTTAAGTTAGCACCAACAATGTCAGGATTAAATGCGTAGGAGTAGGTGTCTCTGTACTTAGGAGTTACTTCAACAGTGAAGTGTCCGGTCTCTGCGTAGTCTATACTACCGTTACGGATCGTTTGAAAAGCGTAATCAGATGCACTACGACCTCCTCGTTCTGTTGGTTGTTTAAGTGTTTGGTCAGAGAACCTGTACAACATATTGTACGGGATACCAGCAAAGAAGTACTTCTCGTTATTGTAAAACTTACCAGCTACCCATTCAGGAGCCGTGGCAACATCTGTGCTAACAGTCCAGTAAGTGATGTTAGGAGTTACAGAAGTATCAACAGCTACGAAAGAACTTGGGGATGTGTGAGTAGTTACACATTTATATATCGTACCGGAGTGGGTAACATAGTTAGCTAGTGTTCCACTAACCGTACCTGCTGTAGAAGTAGTCTTAGTAAATGCTACCTTGTGTCCCTTCTTCGTGTATATGTTTACATTGACCGGATCAAAAGGGAAACCACTTATAGTAGTAGTCTTAGAAGGAGCGTCGTAGCTGGTAGTCAAAGCACTACCGTCCACTCGGCTATCAAGATAAAGTGTGTAGTCTAAGTCTGTGTCCTTGATACCGTCTTCCAGTGTCAAGCTTTCCAAGTGTAAACCCTCACTGTCTGCTGTTAACATATGCAAGTTACTGTCGATAAAGTCAAACCCTCGAACATCACGACCAAAGGTAAACTTCATCCAAGCACTCTGTATCTTTTCTTTGTTGCTCCAGAAGTACTTATAAACAAACAAAGTCTTTGGGTCTTTAGATGTACCAATAACAATCGTGTTCTCAGACTGTGATCCAGCTATCTGTTTAACATCTGCTGTGATGTACTTAGGTATCTGTGATGTTATCTCTTCGGAGTGGAATGTCTCAGTGTTGTTATCAACAAAGTATTCGTACATCCCTTCAAAGTCGTTCCGTTTAAATGTGAAGTAGATGTAATTACCTAGTGCTATTGGTTGTGTACTGTCAGATATATCGTACTCAGTAACAGGGGATATAGATACCGTCTTAGGTGATAACACATCTGCTCCTCTAAGTACGAACTGTGATTGCTTACTGAACAACATCAACTTCTCTTGGAATGGTACAGCGTGTTGAAGAACTGCTACCTTTGTATGGCTGAGTCCTACATCTATCGGAGCACTGTCTAGCAGCTGCTGTGTAGTAGTACGGAAGAAGTTAAAGTATTCATCCGCTTCCGAGAAGATAACATTACTATCTGTGAGGAATCCTAAACGGTTCTTAAAGAAGAAGACATCGTTGATCGTAGACCCTACAAAGCTTGGGAATGGATTGGTTTCATCGTTACCTGCTCCTCTTGCCCTCCAACCTTTTACTTCAGGAGGTGTTGGGTCTAGGTCTTCTTCTGGTGATTGAAGTTTAAAAGATACTATATTCCCTAAACTTACAACAGGAACAAGAGTGACAGGCATAGTGGTCTCATCTAGCTTAATTGCTATAGGAGTAAGTGCACCACTCTCTGTTTCGTCTCGTGTCCAACCAACAGTCTCCACCCAAGTGCCTTCTCCAAACTCTGACTTATCCTTAGTAGTAAATCTTACGAAGTAATCGTCTTGGTCTATATCAGCATCACCTATTACTTTTATAGTAAAGTTATTAAAACATTGTTTAGGTAGATCAGTGATACTAGCTACTTCTTGATAAGCTAATCCTAAACCTTCGTTGGATAAACCATCTTCTACTCGTATCTTAAATGGACCATCGTTACTTCTTAAACGAATAACACTACCGTTTCTAGTTATATCTACATTAGCTCTAGAGGTTGTAGTAGCGGTAAATGTAGCACCCGAACCTCTAACTATATTAAGCCACGATTCACTCCAAGGACTGTAACCGTATTCTTTAACTGTAAAAACTAATGGATGTGTAACTTGGTCTGAACTGAAGTCACTACCTTTACGAACCATATCAACACTTACTATCGTACCTACACAATCATTTGGGTAATAGGTCACACAATTGACAGTAGCTATACCTAAAGCAGAGGCATTAGAAAATGTTGGTTGTGTAACTTCTACCTCTACTTTTCTTTTTTGATTACCTCCTACATAACCACTACCTCCAGCAGTAACCGTAATAGCATCAATGCCTACCAGAGTACCACCGCCTAATTCAGCATCTAAACATAACTTTAAATCTTTAGCTATGTATTCAGTGTCAGCGTGTTTACCAGCGTGACTTCCAGAGCTAGGACCACTTATATAAGTAGAAGGTGCGTGACCAGTAGCGTTGTAATTATGATGACTAGTACTACTAAAAGTAGGGTCGGGAGGTATTAAACCATCATCAACATAGATACTATAACTTTTCTCGTAATCTCCTAGCTTAACAAAAACAATAGCTTCATCGGCTGGTATATTACCTAGTGATACTGTATTCTTAGCTATCGTCTTAGTCTTATTAACAAGGAATGTATAGTCAGCTACTGTTAAAGCTCGTAGGTCTTGTAACGGATTACTGATACCAGTAAGATAACTATTAGCTATAGATGTTACAGCTACAGATACTTTGTTTCCGGTCTCAAGATCAATAACACCTACTTGTCCTATAGATACGCTATTACCCAACGATACGGTAACACAGTACTTATTATCTTCATCTCTCTTTACGAAGTGGGTGAATAACTTATCTGAATCCTTAGCACTAGCTTGTACATTCTTCTTGTACTTAGTAGGTGGTCGTTTTACCAACCCCTCAACAACAGTAGCCCAAGCATTGATTTGTTCGTCACACTGACCAGGATACCGCAGGTTATCAGGTTGCTGCGATACGCCCTGTGCGAGGTTAGGTACACTGTTTACTAACAGAGGCATGTGTCGCTTTATCTATCTAAAACTCTAAGTACGCTGTAGCTATCAAAGATTGTCCTGTCTGCATTCTCAGAGTCACTATCGATAGCACGGGCTTTAGCTTCTATCTCGTCTCTCAAAGCAAACCCTTCGATCTCTCTACTACCTAAGAATCTGTTAGCAAAGATACGAGCTGCTTTAACTGTGATGTAGTGTCTGAATTGCTCAGGCATATCTGTGAATGCTAACTCAAAAGTAATGGAGGCTTTAACCTCCTTGGTCCATACATCCGTGTGTTTCTTCCTATCGTATAAGATAAGTCCACGCTGTACTGGATCACTGTCTGTATAAATTAATGGGTCTAAGTCTACTCTAAGTGTGTTACTTGGTAGGTTAATCTTAGATGTGGAAGCGTCAGGAGTAAGCTTGTATTCGTGTTCTGTATTGAAGTGCCAACCCTCTGACTGTACGGCTTTACTAGTTTCATCTAGCACTGCTTCCGCTTGTACGACTGATACGGGAACTGCTGTCCCTCCTAATGTATTTACTGGTGCTTCTCCTATAACGGAGATCATCGTGTTTACTGCATTTAGTTTAGTCGTAAGTGCCATAGCTTTGTATATAAGTAATCCCGATGGAGGGAGCGGAACGAATCACAGACCTCCCAACACCGAGAGAAAC